GTTGTTATTCTACGTCAACGTCAAGTGCCAACGGGGAAGCACCCCACGCCGTAGGGTAGAACCACCTACGACGTGTGATGAATTTCCCCCTCCGCCTGACAGCAACGCGCCCTGTGAAGGGCTCGTCAGTACCAAAGCGAAGACTGTACGCTAACAAGGAAAGACCATGCGCATTTCTGCGTTTAGGTCTGAAAGACAAGACAGGGAGTTTCCAACCTCTGTCTTGGACAGCAAGGATAGCGTGCTGTAGATGCCGTAAAGGCAGCATCAGCCCGTCATCACTTGGGTCCCGCAATGGGACAACATGAAGGCCTCTCTTAATAGAATGAAGAAGAAGATCATCATCATTCAACTTGGAGAGGTTTACTTTATGTCCGTCATTCCTCGTCTGAAGTACGAAATGTACTGCAGAGGCTCGGCGAGCAACTCGCCAGGCTCCACGAACCCAACCTCTGCCGCAAGCAAAATCACTAATATCGTTTTGCAAAGCATAACGATAGAGGCGATTAGCCAGTCGGTAGAGTTCGGGTAACGTGCTGGGAATTTCTTTCTGATATACAGGAGTGCAATCACGACCCCCATAAAAATGCCCACCGCAACTTTCGCGAAAGTAACTGCTGTCATACGACTTCTCCGTGTTAATGGTGAAGCCGCAGTACTGCAGAACTTCACGTAATAGCGGCACGCAACTTACGGGACAGATGATGTCATCTCCGTATATTCCTATGTTCCCTTTCACCCCAAGCACTTCCATACAACTGGAAGTAAGAGCCCAGAAGATAATAGATTCCAGTTCGAAAGTGAATCCGTTCCCCATTGAGGAGAACATATTCAATTTCTGCCAGTTTCCTTTATCCCACTGGATTTCGGGGCTACGAATTTGGTCCATGAACAACGACCAATCGAAAGGGAAAAGCTTCCAAGGAAGCTCCGCACAGACGGTGTTTGAAGCATTTTTCAAGTCAAGAGTGGCATCTTCTCCAGTTACGGAGGCGAGCCGCGCAAGACGACGATTATGCTCCTGACCTTTCTCAAGGTCAACACCTACTCTACGTAAACAACGGCGAAACTCGCGACCTACACCAAGTTGCAAGAAAATATTTGCAGTTGGTTCGATCGCGATAGACCGTTTTGTCTTCGCAGATTTGTTGACAAGAGTCCCCCTGCACCCCCTTACTACTGTGAAGCAGCAAGGAAGCAGGCTCAATGGACCAGACACTCGGTTGTCACCATCAGGAAATACGATGGCATCCAACCAATGAGGATCTGATTCAATAAGAGCTTTAATGTAGGGAAGGGCTCGTCTGGTGACACTGATCGGGAATTCCCGAATCTTGTCGTCCAGGCAGGCAGATTCACCTTTAAGAGTGAACGTGCTACCTGGCCCCCATTTACAACGTTCCAATACTCGAGCTACTTTCAGAGGTCCTAAGAGCGCAGCTATTTTCCGTTGAGCTGTAAACATTACAGATTCAACGCCCGCGAGGGAAGATGCGTTCCTTAACCTATGATTTGACTCTTGACATTGGGACTCGGTAGCTTTCCAGCTATCGAGAGCCACTTGCTCGGTATCGATTCCAGTCTTAAGACCGATGTACTTTGACAAGTACTTGGTAATAAGGTAGTCTCGCTCCCAAGTAAGAGGACAGTTGTAATCATGTGGGTCAATGTCTTTTCTGGCGAGTTGTTCGAACTCCCCGTACTTGTACATCAACCAACACGACAACGATACCGGCGTATCCGCTGCTTTTGCAAGAGCGTTAAAGCACTGACCAATATATTGGTCTGCTTGCGAATCAACCTGCGTCATGGCTAATGACTCCGTTTTGCAGAGTCAATCTCTTCAGCCACCTGTTCTACGCATGCCCACGTTAAACATTTGGATGATTGATTTTCAATCAGCCTTTTGAGTAGCGTGATCATGTCGTAGATCGTGCCGCTAAAGATGAGCTCATCATACTCTTCATCTTCGTCATCGATTTCGTCCACAAACACGAGCTTGACTGTAATAGCCGAGCTCGGGTAGCGTTCGTTACCGATTTCGTAGTTGAAGGCTTGAAGGAGCCCTTGTAGAAAACCAACTATACCTCTCGGTTCACACTCCCAGTCATCAAAGGCTGCGAGCGCGTAACGATCGGTAAGGTCAGGATCTACGCCATGTGAAATGCTAACATCTACAAGCGCTTTCATTATTGCTCCTAAGTTAAAACTAAAGGGGTATACTTGAGAACGCTGTATGGATCACCAGTAGGCTTCCAAGTCTTGGACAACCTTCTGGATATCCGCGTTAGCTAGCAAGTTGTACACATAGGCTCTCAGGTTCTTTCGTTCCTGAGTAGTGCTGCGCTCTGGCAGCATCCACTCCATATTGCACCTACAAACATAGGCGACAGTAGGAGCGGGCGGAATGCCAGTACCGGTGGCGGCAGAGGTGCTTTCGAGGGTCGGAACGGCAACGTTGATGGCCACTTTGTAAACGCGATTACTCGCGTTCGACGCTGTGCCATTTGACGGAGCCACCGGCCGACGAAAGCGGATGCTGATCAAAGGAAAGCCGATGGCAATGCCACCGACTTTATCTTCGAAAAGATCCATCTCTCCGTCTTCGGATGGGTTGAACGTATGGGCGACCGGAGTCGTTTGACCGTCATTAATGACGATATTAGCACGTGCGGGCACGTTTTGTCCTTTCAGACAGGTTAATTGCTTAACCAGACATGGTTAACGAACACGACCTAAAAGGATCGTTCTAAGCAAGGATGCAGCGGACATAATACGTTGTACGCCCATCCTTACGTTGACCGATGGAATAGTAGGACGAGGAAAACTCGTCAAACTAGTCCGTTCCTTGATAGCCTTCACATGACCCTCCGAGTAAAATTCTTCTCCTGTGGAAATCTCCGTATTATATGGAGGATTTAAGGACAGATTCGTCCATTTCCCACTGGCAGTAGAATTTGCTACCTGGTGAACCACCTGTGTCTGATACCCACGTTTGAACGTGAGACCAGTCCCAAGTGAAGCTTCCAGATTTTGGAGGTATCCGCCAACATCTACGAACCAGTCAACAACAAATGAGAAAGGTACTAATTCCCATGCGATGCTGACAGGATTTAGGGATGTAACGCGTGAAAGGTTATACAGGTCACTGTTTTGGACACCGACCCAACACTTGACTTCACACTTGTACTTAGTCACAGAAGCCGTTAAGGCCTTAGAAGCGGATACTAATCCGGTTCTGTAGCCATAATGACGACTATTATAAGTACGTTGTGATCTGCCTCGTATCGGAATACCGTCGTCTAAAGCACGATATTGCCAGTCGAGATAATTCCAAACGTCAGAATATAACGGAAGCCACCCATATTTCATGGATAGCCAAACGTTAGAGATTAAGACGCTCGGGTTTCTCACGGCTAGACGCCGAGCTTGGCGGGCAAGACTGATAATTTTGCCCAGGGACGAAACGGCACGAAGCATTCTCATCGATTCACGACCTTCTCCGAGAGTAAGAGCCAAATTGGACTCAGACGATCGAAGATTTTCGTAAAAATCAGATAGGGCTTCGTTCCTAACAGCAGCATCATAGGCTAAGCCTGGGATGCCGCTGCCCGACCCAAGCAATGTGAAGAAGCTATGAACTCCAGAACTTTTCTCGACGGAAGTCGGCGTCCCGTACTGATTCTTTTTACTTTCATTCTTATAGCCTTTTGGGCGAAAGTATGAAGTTTTAGAATAAGTACCGGGCGTCGGCTGAATCCAAGGAGGAGGTCCTGAAGACCCAAAACCGGTATAACTGAACTGGTAAGATTGAGCGTCGGGTACATTCGTGGTATAGGTGCCAGCACCTAGACCCGTAACGACTCGAACCCAACTACCAGAAGTTTGCCTGTTTTGAGATAGCATCACATGCTCCAATCAGTAAAAACTGGACTGTGTCCAGAAGGGAACCCCGGAAGGGG